ATCTCTCTAAGTTGACCTGTAACAGGATCTATCTCATATAAAGTTTGACTATGCCATCCTGTTGATGTATCAGGATTTTGCATTGTCGGGTCAAACCATTGATTATCATCGATACCAAAAGCATCTTCAGCAAAGTTCCACCATTGTCCTTTGTACCAAGTGGTATCAAGAATCATAGCATCAAATCCATATACAGGATGTTGTCTGTGTTTAACACCCACAGAAAAGTGTAATTTGTCTCCTAATACTTCTGGTGTAAGATGTAGTCTAATATCACCTTGTCCGTATGAAATGTCTTCAAGACCTAGCTCTGTCCAACCTAACTTTATCATTAACCATTCACCAATGTATCTTAACCAATACTCCTGATTTAGATATTCGTTACCCCATTGTCTACCCTCTGACCATTTAAGTAGGTATTCCCAACCTTTTACAGGTCCGAATGTAGCATTTTCATTTGAGTTCTGTTCTGAACCATCGTACCACTTACCACCTTTACCAGCAGACTTTACGCCTCTCTTTGGTTCATACTGAAATCTACCAATCTTACGTAGACCAAATGATGTTTGAAAATCAGGCTTCAATTCCCTTTCAGTTCTTTCAACCTCAAGAGCACCAGTAGATAATCCACCGACAATAGCAAATCTATCGTCTTGATATCTTGGTGCGTTTAAACTAAAACTTCCATAAGCAGTTGAGTACTTAAAGAAATTTGATAAACCTAATTGAGCAAACAATGATGATGTTAGTAATATTCCTACTACGATATTTTTCAACATCTGTTTTCTCCTATTTAATTAACCGAGTGTATCCCCTTTGTCATCATCAAAATGAGATGAACCACTTATTACAGGTGGTGTTGGAGCTACATAATACTCTGAACCAGTTAGATGTCCAATCAGTTTATTCTTAACCGCAGTTAGACTAGCATTTTCTGCTAACTCGTGGTCAACGAACTGATGATATTGTCCATCTGAACCTGATACCCTTAATACCCAATAAGCAAAGTCACCATCAGTAAACTCTTTTCTAGCCGACTCTAACTTTGAGTTTTGAGCTTGTGTTTCTGTAAAATGTGCCATTCTAATTTCTCCTATTTAAAACTTTACAACTATAAATATTAGTTTGTGTCAAATCTGACTACAAAACTTAAAGACATTTCTTTATCATTTTTTATTGGTTTTGCGGTTTTACCAATTGCCATCAATTCATTATTATCATTATACAACCCTATTGTAGTTACATAAGTTGCAAAATCTGAATGTGTTGCCTCGCCTATTAATTCTGTTCCAATTTCATATTGTCTATCTTCAAAAGAATTTGTAGAAAATCCTATTATTTCATATGGTGTAGAATCTCTATATGTACCAACTAAATTTGTATTTTGATTATAATTAGTACCATGAAACGCAATACTACTACTCATCCCAACTTTTAAACTTCTGTTCGTTGTATGTAAAAAGTCATCTTCCTCAATGTTACAAATATATTCTCTTTCGTATATAGTTTGTGTTGAGTCAAATGTTAATGTAAAGTTACCAGCACCAATTGCAGCATATGAACCAGTATCTGTAATTACCATTAATCCATCGTCATAAAAAATATTTCCAACAACACTACCACTATTATTAGAATTTGGTTGTCTACTTGCATAACTAGAACTAAATGCAACATCATATAAGTTACCATATCCATCATCTTGTAAAATTACTTGTGGACTACTATCATTATCAACTAATCTTATTGATTGTCTACCAACAGTCTCACCAAATAATTCTTGTGGTATGGATATAACATTTGCACTATCATGTAGTTGTCTAGATTTTGGTCTTCTTAATAACATCTTTGAAGTATCAGCATTAGTGTCATATAAATGACTTGTCTTAGTATACTCCACAACACCATCTGTATTGATAGGTGTACCATGAATATAATCTTTGTGTCCAAGTATTTGATTTACATCACGATAATACATTGTATTAATCATATAGTAACTAGGTATTTCATAAAATGAAGCGGTAAATATAGTTTTAGAATCTGAGGTTGTGCTCCAATCATATAAATTGGAATCAGTTCCTTTAGTAATTGGTATAGAATATACACCACTACCACTATCATTATTAGTTACAGTAAAAGTTTTGTGAACTTCAAATGGTGAGATTAAAATATCATCAGAGTCGATATTCTTGAATATCATGTGAAACTCCTAGAAATCTAGTTTTACTTTAATAAGTGCTTCTCTTGCCCTTGATTTTAATATTGGTTTACTTAACTTAGCAATTGCTAATAACTCATCAGCATCGTTATACATACCTACACTTGTAATGTAAGTTTTAGGATCTGTTTTCATACCTGGTATAATTTCTTTTACACCTGCAACAGATTGAGTATAATATGTCTCATTGGTAGTTGAGTTAAAGTTATTTGAAGTAGCTCTTACAAAATAATGAACTGAAGTTATTTCTTCTTTTCTTTTCATGGTAAACTTACCACCAAGAACAATTGCATTGAAAAGTTTTTTGTTATTTCTATCATCAGTATTAGAACCACTAGCAGTTAAGAGTGCTAACGGAGCTGCACTTAGTCTTTCAGGATTTAATATCAAAGTACCTAAGCTCGGATAAAAAACTCCGTAAGAACCTATGGTTGAATTTTCAGAAGCAGCTGCTGTATTTATTGTAGTACCACCTTCTAGTGTTCCACTTACAATATTATATTCTGGTGAAAAATTACGTTCATTTGAATTACCACCTTTATTTGTAGAAGAATCATCAATTAATTTTACTTGACCAGCACTTGAACTTAAATGTAATTCCCATCCACCAGGTTCAATTGCTTCTCTCATTCTAGCTCTGTTTATGGATATTGCATAAATTTGTTTTGCTGTAGTGTTACCTTGAAAGGTAAAATTAGTAGTTTCAGGTGGATTTATTAAATTATTAAACTGACCAAAAACAGCTGCTGTTGTTCTATCACCAGTAGCACCTTTAGTTCCTAAAGAACCACTACCCTCTCTATGACCATAAACAATTCCAAATTGAATAGATGCAGATGCATTAGCTGCAGGATTATATCTATAAACATCTATATTATAATCACCTGTGTTTGTATATTGTGTTGATGAACTGAAAAAAGTGTTCATAGTACCATCACCGTTTTGCCATATACCTGACGTTACGATTCCGATATCTTCACTTACATCTTCAGCTGTAAAATTTTTAAATGCCATTTTTTATATTCTCCTATTTTAATATACCGGACCACTTTCACCTTTAGGACCCATACCTGTTATTGCATTCTGAGCTGTATCAGCAAATAATGTTTTTTGTTTTTCTAAAGGATCTGTAGTTGAAGCAGCATCTGCTTTAACAGTAACTGTGATAGTTTGTACTAAACCAGAATTTTGACCTTGTACAGTTATATCAGTAGTTGCAGCTGTATTAATTGATTGTGCTCTAAGTGTAACTGATGATGCAGTCTTAGTTTTAACTGCTCCTTCACCACTAAATCTTACTATATTTGTGTTACCTATGGTAAAAACATAATTTTCGGTTGGCGAACCTACTGTTGTTGGAGCAATTGCAATATCAGTTCCATTATCAACATTAGTATAATTGGTACTATCAACTTTCAAAGATGCACCAGCTTGAGACTCGTTTACTAAGAAACTACGAAATGTAGTTCTATTGGGTGTAGCTTCTAATAAAGACATATTTTCTATAACTGCACCGTATGAATCTGTTCCATTAGGATGAGTTACATCGTATAATGTATAGTCTATTTCCTCATCACTAAGAGCAAATTTTGTTATATTTAAATCACCACCAGCTGCTAATATTTCACGACCTCTTTTTGTTAATATTGCATCTACGGTTATACTTGAATTGTCTAAAAATCCCATATTATTGTCTCCAAAGATTGTTGTGTTGATATAACTTTTCTATAAATAAATATCAATGATTGATTTTTTTTAACATTTTATCTTTTACGTGGTTTTTTAAGTTTTCTTCTTTTTGGTCTTATTTTCTTTTTACCACCCTTTTGATTAACAGAAAGCTTTGAAATACCCTTCGTAGTTGGTACTGCAACGGTAGGTGCAGTAGTTGTAACTACAAATGGTAAATCACCATCAAGAGTTGTTTCTGAAGTATTTTTTACACCTTCATAAAACAGTCTTCTGAACGCAATAGTATCTTGATAAGATGTATCTAAATCCGTTTCATGTAAAGAACGTGAATTATATAAATTTTCAAATGGATTGATACTATATTTAGAACTTCTATTATAATTATCTTCACTACTATAAAAGAACTTATATTCTTTGTTATTTTCAGAAATTCGTTGATTCATTATCATAGCACCAGTTGGTTCTGAATATATAGAACTAGGTCCTCCATATGTAACACTACCACTTACATATAAGTTTCTATCATCAAAATTATCATTTACACTAAAGTTATATAAAGATGGTTTTAAGAATACATCAGAAGAATCTATTTCACCTTCATAATTTGGATATTCTGTTTCTATTTTTAATATCGAATGACTTGCTTCTTGATAAACACCATCAGTATCTGTATTATAATGAAAGTTAGTAAGATTTATTTTAGAATCATAATCAATTTGTGTAAAAGACGGATGATTTCTTTGTATTGGATTTTTTGAACGTTCAAAAATGTTTGGTTCAATTACAGTACCAACTTGTGATTTTACTCTCATTGGTAAAATTTTTCTAAATTGTTTAAATATAGATTGGTCGTAGTATTTTATCAAATGCATATAATCCCAAAAATCATTATTACCTGTATATTTTTTGAAATATTTATCTGCAGATTCTTTTAAATCTCTATATTGTAATTTAAAATTATCTCTTGGATCTCCTAATAAATCGTTAAAGTCCAAGTTTGCAAATGAAGATATAATATCATCATTTACAACGTCTGTAGGAGAAAAGAAAATTCCTACTTTTGGAGAATCAATAGGTGAAAAATCATTTGAACTAAAATCAAATCTTTCTGTTGTACTTAAACTAGCACCACTACCACTCAAGAAATTATCTTCTATTCGTATTTTATCTGAACTTCCTCTATTAGGCCCATAATTAGGTACAAATGTTTTAGTATCATCAACAACTGATTCAAAAGTATTTAATCCACCAAAACCAATTGCATAACCAGGTGAGGTTGTTGTTTGATTAGAACTAACATCTCGTATTGTATTACCATCAGACAATGCACTATTATCATCGAAAGAGTATCTAACTACCAAACTTTCGTATGATGATGATGGACTATTACCAACATACGATTTCGGGTCACTTACATGATTTTCAAAAAATTGTTCTTTTAAAGGTTCATTCCATAATCTAAACTCCATCATTGAACCTGAAAGTTGAGCTCCAAAATCATCTGATGGTTTACCGCCTATGTATAAAATTCCACTACCTGTCCAAGAGGCATTATACGAAGATGATGTAGAACCAGTTATATGTAAAACAGTATTAGAATCTTGTACAATTTTATCTATACCATTTGAATATTTTTTTACAAATAACTGATAGTTAAAAGAATCACCTATAGTATCTGTGTTTGATGGTGCTTTTCTTAAAGACACATCATCCCAATATATAGTTGATTCTGCTTTCATATTTTCAAAACGTATACCTAGTTTAGATGTATTTGGAAATCTAATTGTTTTAGTAACTGTAACATTTTTCCATTCATTCTCAACTAAACCAACAGCTTCTGATGATTTTATTCCTCCAAATGTATTTATAGAAGTTTGACTAGAGTTAACATCTTCATTCCAATTTACTACGTTTTCATCTGAGTCTAATTCAAATATTCTCAATCTTCCAATTGAATCCACGTTACTACCAGATACTTTTGCAAACGCACTAAATATATACGTTTCATTTTGATTAACAGAAGTAACTGATGCAGGTTGTGAACCAGAACTAAATCCTAATGTGTATGAAGTATTATTATCATCTAAATTAGAATTATTTGTATGTCTTAGAGCTTTTGTACCTGTTCTAGAAACACCAGAACCACTAACTATTTCTATATCACCATAAACTGCAGTTGTTGAAGAGCCAGTAATAAAAGGTGGATTGAATAACGAACTAGTTTCAAATGATGGATGTAAAAATAATTCTGTTTCTACTTTTTCTTTTTTTAACATTACAGAATAGTAATCACCATCATATACTGGTAATAATGAAGAACTTACCTCTGCTGTACCACCTGAACCAGATAATGTAAAAGATACTGAACCCAAATTATCTGATGAACCATTATCTTTTAATCCTATAGCCCACTCTGTACCTTTCTGTACTAAAGTTTGATTAGAACCACTTGCTGCTCTAAATCTAAATTCTATTGTTTCTGGTTTTCTACTTGTGTCTGAATCATCACTCCAACTTGCTGATACATGTTGTGCTCCTCTAAATCCTAAAGCTTTAGTAAAACGTCTTTTTGTTTCAAATGGTGCACGTTTAACATCTACATCTAAACCACCATATTCTCTAATTTTCAAAATAGTTGACGGAACACCATAACAATTTAATATAGCTTTTAGTGAACCAACAGTACCCTTTGATTTTAATATAAAAGGCATACTAGCTATCAATCTTTTTGTTATCTCCTTAGACACGTCTGCTTCTGTTGGTGAGTCTAGAGAACCAGATGTATAAAGTGAATATGAAGTTCCACTTAACTTTCTTCCAAATCCATACCTACTTAAATCTAATAAATCTTTACCGTCTTGTGTAGACCAACCTAGAGATTTAGCTAAATTAAAAACTAAATCTTTTGAAAAACCATCTTCTAAATCCAATCTTCTATCTGTTATATCAGATACTGATTTTATGTAAGACCACAATTCATCAAATTGTTGACCAACCATATCCATAAAATCTAAAAATTGTATATTATCACCATCACTTTTTACGTGATCTGGTAAGAGATTTACTAAACGATTTCCGTTTTCAGTATCATAAAAAGAAGCACTATAAATTTGACCAGTTTTACTAGATATAGAACCATACCAATCTGTAAAATCAGAGTGTGAAGAACTTACAGGTTCGTATGGAATTTCATATGTACCACTACCAGTTTTAGGCCATGAGGCGTTGGGAAATTCACCAATTGAGCTAGTTACATAACTTGATTGTTCATAATACAAATATTTTTCGTACCCATCAAAGTTATTTTTTATATCTCGTATTTTGTCATGATGTATTTTTAAATCTATTTGACCATTAGTTACACCAACAAAAGAAGCACTTAAAACTTTTTGTTCTTCAATTTGTTGAACCTTATATTTAAAATTCTTCAATCTTTTTTCTGCAGAAGAAAAGTTAATAAAGTTTTCATAATTGGAATAATCTATACTTAACTCTGCAGGAGTTTCTTTTAAAAATTTATCTTCTATTTCATCCTTTAATCTACCATCTGTAGTAACCAAATCATTATAAGTTTTAAATTCAGTTTGTCTTTTTGTTATGGGTGAATCTTGTGGTAGATTGTCTTTCGGTATTAATACTTGAAAGTCTTCATCTTCTTGTGCATATCCAACTAACTCAACTGTTTCTAATAAAGGTGGTAACATTTCACGAACAACATATACTTGGTCACTATCTGTTATATCATCTGGTAATGGTTCATAAGTTTTATAAACTGCTGAATATGGTAATTGTGGTATAGTTTTATTATCTACTTTTACATTTGTAACTAAAATTCTTTTATCATCACCAAAATGTAAATATGTGTCCAAGTCTTTTCTATCTAAAGACTTATGTGAAATTATCCAATTACCAAATGTTTCATTTGGTTGTTTATGATCCCAAGAATCTTCGTTTGGTTCAGGATCTATTGGATTGGTTCTATCAACTAAATCCTGATAACTTTTGTCTATTTGTATAGTGTCACCACTAACACCAGTAATTTTTGCAACAAATGGTGCATATACTAATGTGTTTGGTGGTGGAACATATGTTCCTATGTCAGCATCAGATGATGCTGGTATCACGCTTAGTGAAATAGTACCTAGTTCGTCTTCACCTACATTCATAAAACCATTATCACGTTCTACACGTTTTTCATGAACAACTCGTATTTCAATAACAGTTATTGTAGATATTAAATTAGGATAATCACCTTCACTTAATCTATAAGTCTGACTAGGACCTTGTTTTACACCACCAACTTGTTGACCATCTTTATACAGATACCAAAGTATACTATCAGCCTCACCAAAGTCTACAGCAGTATCATCAATTTCCATTGTAAATGGTTCATCATACTTAACTATTTTCGATGGAATTAATTGTGCATCATCGTAAAATCCAGACTCTGCAATTATATTACCGAGGTCAATTGATTTTTCTTCATTTAATTGACCACTAGGTCCACCTAACTCTTCTACTGGTGTTGTATCTACCTCAGGAAGTGGTTGAGGAAAAAATATTGGTAATTCTTTATATGGTTTACTCATTATATTATCTTACGTAATAAATATCTGGAAGAGCTGTTGAACGGCTCTGATTACGACTATTATCTTTAATTTTTAATTGGACTCCTACATGAGTTTTGCCTGAAAAACAACTGAATCGTAGTCTACATCCAGGTCGTGTACCCTCTGCGTATCCAGCTCTATCAACATCATTAGGACTAATAATTTTCTTTGCTACCATTCCAGCACCATCAGTAGCCTCCTCGGCATATCTAGAATCACCCGGAACTGATTCAATAAAAATATCTGCATTTGATGATATTGGAGTACCATCAGGAGCAAATTTTCTACTTAACTTTTGAGATTGATACCAATTAGGTCCGTCATAGTCCCAACCAAAAATTGTCCATTCATACTCAACTGTAGAATCTGTTTCAAATATGGAAGTACTTTCTAAGTCAATGGTCACTCTATCACCAGCTTTAGCTACATGCATTCTAGGAAAAAAAGTTTCTTGAACTTCAAAAATATTTTGAATCTGACTTGAAAAACCTGTGTTGGATTTATCTGATACAAGACGTTCCGCATTACCATGAAGATGAACTAAGTTTATTCCTAAGTTAAAAGCTTCACCTGCATTTTTTGTATGACCAGTACCATACTCTAAAGTTATAGGTTCACCTGTCATCGGATTTACTATAATATCGTTTATACCCAATCCCTCAAAGTATTGGTGATATACACCATGATCCAATTTTCCATCTTCATTAAGGGAGTTTTTCTGTCTTGTCCCATTTTGAACTCCCACAGTTCTAAAAGAACAAACCATTTCAGTACCATTAATTATTTCAAAATCATTAGAAAAATCATCATTAACTGCAGGTACTCTACTTGGTAATTTACCAATAACAAAAAAATTGGGAATAATTATTTTACCACCTTTCATGGACTGGTCAAATCTACCTTCACTCATACCAGTAGTGCTTATAAACTTTATCTCTTTTGAAGTAGATTTTTCCTCTGCAGTTCCCGCAAATTCAATATTACTTATTGGAGTTTCATCTGCTTGATATTTTGTCTCTTTAGAACTTAATTTATAAAATCTTCTTAGATAATTTTCATCTCTAATATTTTGTGTTACTAATCTTAATTCTCTACGTGTATCCGATATCTGATGGACAATGTATTTATTTTCTTTTATAAAAAGTGATTTATTTATTTCACTCTCATCAATGTCTCCATTAACAACATTACCACTAGTATCAGTAACTATTGTTTCATAAGAACCAGCAACCTTTCTTAAAAAATTATATAATACTTTAAACCTACCTCTATCATATCCCATTTTTCTTAATACGGTACCAGTTTTTATTTTTATACCACCTTCTTCTTCATCATAAAAATAATCAGTAGATTCAACAACACCAGACTCTAATAAATTATCTTGAGTATCATAAATTAAAACTTCTATATAATCATCTGATGAATTTCCAAATGGAGGTCCTAAATAATTATCACTTTCAGTACCGTGTTGAATTGTGTCATTACTTACTAATAATTGTGAATCTTTCTCACTAAGATTAGTGGTCTTTGAATTATTTAAAAAATCAAGTAATGATTGCTGTGCTTCATTTAATTGAGTTTTTTGTTGTCTCTTTTTAGACTGATTATATAGATAATATGCTGCTACGTAACCCCAAGGCATTATACTGGCTCCCCTTCTGGTATACTATCTATAATATCATCAGATAGTGTTTTTACCTGTTTCCAATCTCCCTCAAAAGCATAAAAACTTTGTAAATCAGGAAATGGTCTTTTTTGATTTCCATCTATTAACCATTTTCTAGGATCGTTTGGATTGTTTGTTGTTATCGTATCTCCATTTTCTAAATTTTCTGGTAACGGATCTGCAATCTCTACTTTTATCAATTCTGTAATACTCCTATCAATTAACTTTTCAGAATTTCTGTTTTTTATAGTTTTATTTAATGGTTGTGATTGTAGTGAACAAGATTCTGTTTCTAATAGTTCTTTAAAATCTGTGTATCCTGTTTGTTCCTCTATAGTTGTTCTACTTAGTTCTGTTTCTAATGTAGAGTATTGAGGATTGTTATTCAATACAGCATCTTCTATTCCCAAACTTGTTGATATATCTTCGAAAGAATACAAAACATTATTCTCATCTCTAAAAAAATTTAATGCTCTATTAACTAACTGAGATAAATATTCACTTCTGAGTTTGTCTATAAAATTATTATAGAACCCAACATTTGATAACTCTTCCTTTGTATAAGGCATTACTGACTAACCTTGAACGTGAATCCTTCGTTAAAATATTGGTCAAGTTCATCAACACCACTACCACTTCGGACTCTAAATTCTAAACGATAAAATCTTTCAGGTTGATAACCATTTAAATCTAACATAAAATAATTACCAGTAGAATCACAACTTAATTTTGAACCACTACCATAAGGAACAATTACCTCTTCAGTCTCTGCATCTAATATAGAGTAAAAAGATGAACCACTTGGTAAATATTTTACAGATAAATTAGCTGGTGTTGTAGAAAATGAAGTTTCAGGAAATCTTTCTCTACCAACTAATCTAAATTTTACTCTAGAATTTTCTTTGTACTCTGGTCGTAGTCCTTTCATATAAATTGTCATATCTTCTAAGTTTGCCATCGTTAATGGTGAAAGAGAACCACTATCCCAACTAGAGTCATCCCAAACTGTTTCTAGAGTTGGTGGATATTTTGTATGTGTGTCGGAAGAGAAAAACGACAAATCACCAAAAAGTTTTGTATTACCTTCGTCTGCATTAGAATCTAAATTTCCAATACTACCACTTCGTTTTACCATAAACCCATCATTAGAAATAGAACCTGACAACCATTGATTGACAATATCTGTCACGTTCATTCTTATATCAACAGTCTTATGGTTGATAGAATGAGATGCTTCAAAACCACTTCCACTATACCATGTTCCACCACTAGCACTGATTGAACTATCCCAAATAGTACCAGCTGTTAAACCATCTCTAAAATTCCAACTACAACCTTCCTCTGTAACTGGATTGTCATACGAATGTCCTTGTCCCATTGTCCATGATTGACTGACAGGATAAGCATAAATACTTTGTGATATATCTAGGTTACTAGATTTTGCATCAAATAAATTTAAATAATATGATGGATTGGTTATTGTGCCATCCACTATAGAAGATGATATTTCTGCTAAATCAAATTTAATAAGTATTCTAGAGACGTTTATTGCATCACCAGCATCACTAACTGTTTTTTGTATTTCTAATACTTCGTCTAACCCAGCATTTAAACTACCACTTTTTTGGTAAATAGTTGTATCTTTTTCTGCAAATGTAAAATAATGCATTATTACTCCCTAACTCCTAAATTATCACCCAATACTTTTCCTTTAATATCTGAGTTAGGAAACTTAACTTCAAATATACTAGGATCTAGTGCTGGGTACAAAATACCACCACGTAATGATGTGTTTATGTCAAAGAAATTACCAGAATATCCTTGAGCTAATTGATACTTGTTTTCAATTACAATAGGTAAATTTTTTGGATTATTTTCTGTTGGATTTACAACAGTTGCAACACCATCAACTAAAGATAACTCATAAACCAAATCTGCAAGAACAATTGGTTGTCCTATTTGCCATCTATCTATATCAAAGAAATCTTGTACTGCACTTACACATCTTAATAAAACTTCTTGTTTATTAAAACCTATTTTTGTTAATATTGCAAAACTAATAGCTATGTTAATTATGTAAGCATCTTTAATATTTATAGCATCTGTAACCAATCTATATTGTGATAAATAAGTTTTTAAATTTTGTTTTGTTGTTTGAGTTAATCTTGTTAATTTTTTATTAGAATCAAATCCAAGAGTATACATATTCATTGCTAATGGATTTGGAATATTATTAACTTGTAAATCCTTTAAACTTTTACCCAAATCTGAATCTGTAATCTCACGTTCTAACATTTCTGCCATACCAACTTTACTTAATTGTTCATCTTGAGACATATGAATTTTAGCAACCGTTCCATATCTAGCTGGTAATGAATACGCTCTTACAATATAATCATCTTTAGTAACCGCCCTTTGTTGTGACTGAAAATAACCTAATGCATTTTCTCTAGTTTCTCTAACAGTTTCACCAGAAGAACCACCTGTTGCTGGTTTTGGATTTGTAAAGGATACAGAATCTTTTGAGTCTTGTACTAGTGTAGATGAAAGACCATTTTCATTAATTGTAAAACTTATAGGCCCTAATTGATTTACATCACCGACACTTACATTATCATCAATACCACCACCATATGAATATTCTATAGTTAATGTTGTGTTTGCTGGTGCCATACCGAATGTACTTGTCTTTAAAAAGTTAGAAGGATCAAAAGCAGTTGTTAAATATGATGGACTACCTGGTAAATTAGAACCAACATTTGTTGGATTTGGAATTATTTCTTCATCAGGATTATCAGATATACCAGCACCAAATCTTAAAACGGTTTCGTCATTCTCATTTATGTAAGTTGTAAATCTTCTTGATACTCTTTTTAATTTTAAAATGTAAGCTGCTTTTTCTCTATCTCCAATTGCAGATGGATCGTTAGCTGAATTATTTTCCATATCTTCAAATATAGTATCTCTAGCTAAGGAATCAACTTCATACCATTTGTTTCCATCACTATCTGTACAAGATATAATTTCAATTACATCTGAGTTTGCTAGTTTTAATTGTGGATATTTTTCTGCAGTACCAAAATCAAAAAACTCTGTAGATATTTCTCCACTTCTTGCTTTTATTTTTTTCTTTAATAAAAATTTTGTAGGTTCACCACTATCAGTTTCAAAGATTGTAGCATCTCTAGAATCATAAGAACTAGAAAATTTAAAATTAACATCTTCTAAAGTTCTAAACGTTGTTCCGTTAGAACCAGCATTAATTTGAGTTCCCTCATTTATTGTTAGAGCATATCTATAATCAGGTTTACCATTTAAAGCTGGAACCGTTTGGAATACATCAAGAACAACATCTGCTGGTGAAGTTGTTTTTGGTTTGTATCCAAAAGATTGTGCAATATTGTAAACATTCCTTTTTTCTTCAGCATAAGCTAAAAGAGTTTCTCTAAATTGTGAATCAATATAATAAGAAAGAACATCACCAACATAAGAAGCCATTTCAATAAACATCATACCAGGTGATGCCTCATTAAAATCGTTATATGTATTTGGAAAGTATTGTTTAGCAAACTCTATAAGATTTGTTTTAAAGTCACTAAAGTCTTTATTTAAATAGTTTATAGATTTTACTGTATCTTTTTTTATACTTGTACGTGCCATTAATATCCTCCAGGCCTACCTTCAGAACTATCGTCTCCACCAATTTCTGTTCCATCAGTAGCATCTAATGTCAATGATTGATTTACCAACGGATCTAAAGTAGTAGAAAATTTTATACTAACAAATATTTTTTCTGGTTGGTTTTCTTCAGTTAAAGTTTCTACATCAATTATATTAATATATGGTAAAAATTGGTTTACTGATTCTACGATTACATCTTCAATTTTTGATGGTAAGTTTTCATCATGTTGTTCGAAACATACCTCTCTCAACCTACAACCAAATTCAGTATTACCAACCCTTTCACCAGGATATGTTAACAATAAATTTCTAAGATTGTGTCTAGATTGTTGTAAAGAATTTTTAGTCATAGCAAAACTATTGTTATTGTCTGCTCTTAATGGAAAAGACAAACCAACATAGGTTCTAGGATCTAAATCTATTTCTCTAGCACTTCTTGGCATTATCCCAATCCTCCTTGTTTCTTCTTATCAATTGCTTTCATTAACTTACTGTAATCTTTTGTTAATGCATTTGTTACATGTTCTGGAACATCGTTAACAGATTTACCAGCTTTCTTTAATGTATCTACTGCAACCATATCTCGTCTAACTTCTTCTGTTTGACCATATCCTAATAGTTCACTCATTCTTGAACTATCAAATGTTCCACCACCCATTGTTGGATACTCACTAGTTTGATTTTTACTAAGACCAACCGTTTCATTCAGAACATCATTTAAAGATTTATTATTTGTATACTTTATTTGTTCTTTTGGTTCTGATACTTGTGGTATAACATCAGTTAATTGTTTAGTTGAAGTCTTTTGTTCGTTTATAAATATCTCATTAATCTCTTTTTTTATTTCTCTACGAACAACTTCTTGGATTATTTTTACTAACTGTTTTTTAGTCATGATAACTCCTATATC